AAAAAAAAAATAATAATTTTTAAAAAAAAAAAAAAAATCTTTATTATAAATAAATATGACAGAAATTGAAGGAGGTAAAAGAAAAAAAACACCATATAATATTTTTATGGGTAATGAATTAAAAAGATTAAAAAAAATAAATCCAAATAAAGATTATAGATTACGTTTTAAAGAAGCAGCTAAAAATTGGAAAAATAAAAAATGATTTAAGAAAAAAATGATTATTATAAAATATATTATAATAATTCTATGACAGAATATGATACATATTGTCCAGATTTTAAAATAGGAAAATGTAATAAAGATTTAAATTGCAAATACTTAAAACATATAGTATGTAAAGAAAATTATACATGTAGAAATTTAGATTGTGAATTAGGACATGGTATTTCAATTATTAAAAGACTTATAATATGTAATATATGTGATGATTATTATGATGAAGACTTTTATAATAGTAATAAAGAACAATGTAAATATAGTTGTAATTGTTTTATTAAAGGATGTAATAAAATACATATTTTAAAATATAATAATAGATTAATTATAAATGAAATAATTAGTGTAGAAAATGATGATAAAGCTACAAATATTTATAATAAATATTTTAAAAATAATATAGAAACAAATAATATAGAAACTAATAATATAGAAACAAATAATATAGAAACAAATAATATAAAAAATGAATTAAAAGATGATAATATATATAAAAATATGTTGAATTTTAAAAAAGCTTTAACACAAGATATTTATAAAGAAGATTTGTTTGAAAAAGAAAATATTATTCAAAAAGAAAATATCATTCAAAAAGAAGCTATTTTTGAAAAAATAAATATTTTTAAAAATGAAGATATCATTAAAAAAGAAGATATTGTTGAAAAAAAACAAGAAGAATATGATTTTTCTGATATATTAGAAGAAGTATGTATTATTGATAATAATATTAATATTGATAATGATAATGTGAATGTGAATGAGAATGATAATGATAATGAGAATGATAATGATAATGATAATGATAATGATAATGATAATGATAATGATAATTTAAATACATTAGATAAAATGTTAAATCTTCAAGAAAAAATAAAAATAAATTTAGGAAAAATAAAAGAAATTGATATTGAAATAAAAAAATTAATAAAATTAAAAAAAGAAAAAATTCAAATAAATAATAATTTAGATGAAAAATCAAAAGAATATTTTATAAAAATTCAAGAATCAATATAAATATATATAAAGATTAAATTAATTTATTAAAAATAAATAGAAATAAAAATGGCATCAATGGTAAGATTTCAAGAAAATATGAAAAAATTAAGAGAAAATCCAGATACATCACGTGCAGGTTTAAAATGGGATGAAGATGAAGATAATAAAGTAATTACTAAAATAAAAAATGGAATCGATATTAATGATATTGCCAAAGAATTAAAAAGAACTGTTAATAGTATTAAAACCAGGATAGTAATGCAAGGAATTAAAGAAATAGAAGAAAATAAAAAAGCAAAAAATGATGTATTTAAAGAATTAAAAATTACAGATACTGATATTAAAGAATATAAAGAAAAAAAATTACAAAGAGATGAACAACAAAAACAATATAGTAGCAATATTCTTAATAAAAATATAACAAATCCAACTATTAAAGACAATTATTGTTTATTAAAAGAAATTTCAGTTCTTTTAATGAAAATTGATGAAAAATTAGATAAATAATTATAAATTTTATTATTTTTTTATAAAAAATTATTTTTTTAATTTTTGTTCTTGATCTCTTAATTTATTTTTTTCATCTACTTTAATTTTTGTTATTGAAATTTTATAATTTGATAATTTCTCTTCAAATTGAATCATTTCTTCATTTGTTATTTCACTTAACATATTAATTTCTTCAATAATTTGATCATATTCTTGAACTTTATCTTGAACTTCTTCAAGTAAAGATTTAGTTTCATTTTTATTTAAAGCTATAATAGATAATTCTCTACCATATTGTGCTTTAATATGAATAAATTTATCTTGCATTTCTCTTAATTTTTCCATTTTTTCTCTATAATTTCTAAATCTTATAACACTTGAAATAACAGTCATATAAGTACCCATTGATAATGTTAAAATATTTAAACTAAAATCAACATTATCAGAATCAATATCAATATCATTATCATTAATATATTTAACTACTAATAATTTTAATGCTCCAGAAAATGTTATTAATGCTGATACTACTAATATTGTTAATGAATAATAATTAAATAAATTTTTAACTATATCATATTTTAATGATACATATTGTAATTTATCTATTATATTTTCAGTTTTATTATTTATATGTTGTTTTAATTTTATCCTAAATTGATCATCACTTAAATCATCAACACTTGTTGTTTTTATTATATGTTTTGTATTTGAAGACGGGGTTGATGGTGTATTATCATTTATTTTTTCATTATCACTTATTACTATATCTGCCATAAACGCACCTCTCATTTGAATTATAAAATTATTTTTTTTAATATTATTAAAAAATAATCTTTTTTGGAGGAATTAAAAACATCTTTTGTTTTTTAACACCATATACACGTTCTGGTTTTTTAGGATATTCTCTTATTATTCTTTCTATTTTTGGAGAATGAAATTTTTCATTATAATATATTTTATATAAAATTTTACCTATTATATCATAGTTTAAATTTATTGTATCTCCTATATCATTTTTAATTTTTAATTTTTTAAAACATACACTTAATATTGGTAATATTTCATTTATAATATTTGTATTATAAATCCAATTATCATTTAACCATATATTTGACATTTTAATTTGATTTAATTAAAATAAATATCATTTTTTTAATATATTTTTATTTATTAAAATTATACCTAAAATTAAAAAAAATATTATTAATAATATTAATTTAAACATTTATTTTATTATAATATATATTAAAAATGAATTTTATATATATCATTTCATATAGTTTACCATTTTTTGATGAATATTGTAGAATTTGTGGATTACCATTAAATAATATAGAAGATATTTATAATCAAATTAATAATAATTTTAATATTGAATGGATGAAAGAAATTTTATTTTTATATAATAATAAAGAATATATTATTCATAGTTATGACGGATTTGGTAGATTTATAATTGAAGGAAATATTGATGATATTCCTTCACAATTTATTGAAAAAAATGAAAATTATAATAAATTATTTTATTGTAATTCAATATATAATAAATGTTTAAATAATTGTTTAGTTCATAAAAAATGTATTAATCGAACAGATTTAGGTAATATTAATAAACTTATTTTTAATAATGAATTACCGTATAATCTATTTAATCAATTAAATTTTTATAAATATAGACATTTTGATTGGAAATCATTTTTAAAAAATTATTCATTTATTTTAAATAATCCTATTAAAGATAATTATTGGAAATATCCAGATGATTTAAAATACACTATATGTAAATATAATTATGATATAGATATATATTATAAAAATATTTTATTTAAAAATTTAAATATCTATAAAGATATGAATTTAAATAATTATATTAAAATAGATAATTATTATAATAATATTTTACATCTTATTATACAATTAAATGATATTTTACATTTTGATATTATAAAAATAATAATTAATTATTATAAAATTATACATACTAATTATATTAATTTATTTGATTCTAATATTAATATTATTGATTATTATATTTATAATAAAAAAAGATATAATGTTAATTATGGTTCCAGAAATGGAACTTATATATTAGTTAACAATAAAAAAAAATATATTAAATATAATTCTATTAATAAATTTTTAAATTAAATTATTTATATAAAATATTATGATTATTCATATTAAATGAAAACTATTATTAAATTTACTATTAAAGAATATCATGAATATTTATTTAAAATCTTTATTTTTAAACAAAAAAAAATTTATAAATGTCTTAAATGTTCTTACAAAAATGATAGATATAATCATACTAAAATGCATTTTTTAAGAATACATATTAATAATGGAAAACCTATAAAAAATAAAAGAAAATTTTAATATTTAATATATTTTATATACCAGTATATGATAATATATATACTAATATTATTATTATTATACTCATATTCCATAATCTTTCACATTTTTCATAAAATGTTTCAGATTTACAATGAGTTGCACCAGCAAAATTAGCTCTACTATCTAAAGGACAATCATTTGTAATAGGATAACACATATTATTTCCTATTTTATCATTAAAAGTTTTAATAGGACATTCAACACATATATTGTCTTTTTGAAATGTTCCTTTTGAACATGCAATACATTTATATTTTTTATAAATATAACCATCAGGACACTTATCACATTCAATGTTTTGATTCATATGTTTACTAAATGTTCCAGGTTTACAAACCTCACACGATATTACATTATTTGTGTATTTATTATTATTAGCAAGTTTATAATTAAACTTACAAAAACTATCAGAAGGTCTTTCACATTCTTTATTATCAAACATTTTTTCAGTACATAAGATACATTTGTTATTTTTATCACCTGTAGCAATATAACCAGCAGGACACTTAACACATTTAGACATTTCTTTAGTTCTGAAATGATCTTCACCACAAACAAAACATTGAGGACTACGATTTATTTGTGACAATGGACTACTTGTTTCAGCTGTTGAAAACCAGTTTAAACTTGTTCCAATTGGACAGTAATTAATAGTAGCCAAAGCATTATATTTTTCCTTAATATCTTTACAATTTTTAACTGATTCTCTAATAAAACGATTAGATTTATACGTACTAAATTCACATGATTCATCTATTTTGTCATAATTAATATTTGGTTCCATTTTATTTGTTAATAGTTCAATATCAACACATTTTTTACGTTTAGTTTTTAAATATAAAGAAAAATCAATAGCCTTATTATCTGCACAAGCAATATTAGTTAAAGCATATATTCCATCTCCTATTTCTTTTTGACACTCTTTAAGTTCTTTTTCAAAATTTTCTCTTTGACGAATACATTCATTTTTTTTAATAGTTAAGAATGTTGAAGCATTAACAATTGTACATATTAATAATATAATTATTATTCTCATTTTTAATATAAATTTTATTTAAAAATAATATCATTTTTTTAATAATAAATGGATAATTATTATTCTATTTCTATTAATGATTATAATAATTTACTAAATGAATTTAATTTAATACAAAATGAATTAAATGATACTATTCAAGATATTTTAAATTTAAATATAGAATTAAAAAATAAAAATAATGAAATTCTTAAATCTAAATAAAATAATTATAAAAATTATTTTATTATTGTATAAATTCTATTTTCTTAATCTTAATATATCCTTTTTTTTTTTAAAAAATACTATTATATTTAAATAAACAATAAATTTTTTTCTATTTATTGCATTAAGTTTTAAAGTTCCTATAAATTTACTTTCAATTAATATTATTTCTATAAATAATATCAATAATAATATAATATATTTCATAATTGATATATAATTAATTAATATATCATTTTTTATACCGTATTTATTTTAATTTTTATTAATTTTTTTGTTTTATAATTATATATTTTTTCATTTGAATATACATATCTTTTATATATATTTTTTTCATTAATTTTACTAAAATCTATATATTCATCCCAAAATTCTTCTGAATCAGAATCTAATAATTTTTCACTATATTCTTTTGTATTTTTTCTATGATATTCTTTTATTTCTTTTAATAAATTACTATTTATTTCATATTTTATATAACTATAAATTTTTAATTCTAAATCAATTGGAAATTCTTCTGGAAATTTCATATTTCAATATATTATTGTAATAAAATATCATTTTTTTCAAAAATAATATTATTTTATTATTAAATATTATGTCTAATTATTGGAATATTGAAACTACTTATACAAATATTAATAATTTATCATTAAATTATCATACAACTGATAATATAGATAATTTAATCAAAAATATTTGTGATAAAATTGAAAAATTTGTTTTATGTAATAATAAAAAAAATATTTTACTTCAATTTACTAAAGACTCTAAAAATATTAAATCATCTGATGAATTTATATTTATTTTAAATAAATTAAAACAAAATATTTTTAATAATTCCTTAAAAGTATATAAAGATTAATTATTATATTAATTTGAATAAAAATATTCCCGCCCCTATAGCTCAGATGGGTTAGAGCATCAGACTGTTAATCTGAGGGTCACAGGTTCGATCCCTGTTGGGGGCGTTTATTTTTTTTTAAGTTATTAATCATATAACTTAAATAAATATATTAGAAAATTTTAAAGAAAATTCAAAAAAATTACAAAAAAAACTGATATTGATGATACTGAATTAGATAACATTCCTATCGAATGGAAATAATTAACTGATTCTCAATTAGAAAAAAGATATAATGAATTAAACGAGATTATTTTAACTATTAAACAAAATAATGAAAAAGAAAAAATTATCAAAATATAGATTTAAAAAATACAAGATTGAAAATAATAGCTAATAACATTTATAATATTGATAAAGGTATTAAACTGTGGTATAGAATTTTTAAAGATAAAACACATCAAGAAAAAGAAATTAAAAAAATAAAATTTTAGAAAATAATAAAGAAATTAAATCTTTAGAAAAAGATATTGAATTTATTAATCAAAAATTTGATATTAAAAAATTATTATATAATATTAATAAAATGTTTATTAATATCTATTTATTAACATTTCTTCATTCTTAAATATTCCGGGATTTTTTGATAAAAAATAATAATTAATTTTTTTTTGATTTTTTTTAAGTAAATTAATTGCATTTTCATTTTCTGACAATATTTTCCATACTATTTTATCTTCGTTTTCTTTTAATATATTTATTGCTGAAGGATTTCCTGATAAATTAAACCAATTAATTTTATCTTTATTATTTTTTAATAAATTTATTGCATTTTTATTTCCTGATAATAATCTCCAATCAATTTTATCTTGATTTTCTTCAAGTAAATCAATCGCATTTTCATTTGTTGATAATATTGACCAATCAATTTTATCTTTATTATTTTCTAATATACTAATTGCATCACAATTTGATGATAAGTTTTTCCAATCAGATTCTTTAAAATAATTTAATACATTTAAATTATTTTTTAATAAATTTATTGATGGTTTATTCTTTATATAATTTAATTTTGTTTTTTCATTTAATTTTTTAAAAAATATATCTTTTTCTATATTTCTATTTTTATTTTTAATTAATCCTATATAAGAAACTTTATTTATATTTTCATATAAAATATATAAAGCATTATAATTCATTGATAAATTTTCCCAATTTATTTTATCAAAATTTTCTTTTAATAAATCAATCGCATTATAATTTTTTGATAAATTATCCCAATCCAATTTATTAATATCAATCCAATTCAATAATATTTTTGATTTTGGTAAAAAATTAAAATAATATTTTAAAATTTTTTCAATTATATCATACTTTGATATTTTATTTTTTAATATAGAATATACAATATTTATTTGTTTATTTGCTATTGTCATTTTAATATTAATCAAATTTAAATATCATTTTTTATTACATATGCAAAATTAAAGGATATTCTTTTAACATATCATCTATTAATTTTTTTAAATTAATATTTGATATTTTTATATTTTTATTTAAAATTTCTCTAGTTAATGGACTTTTTATAACATCCTTTTTTGTTTTAAATAAATTATTTAATGATTTTAAATCATATGTATGACCATCACTTGCTATTACAGGATTTAACATTAAATCACATGTTATTGGACATTTAAACTCTTTTGGTATCGAATATCTTATTTTTTTTAATAAATTTGAATCATCATCTTCAAATTCAGATTTATATCTTTTATTACTTATTTTTTTATCATTTTTCCAAATTGTTTTAAACATATTTCCATTTTCATCTGTTATTATTCCATTTCCATTTCTTTTATCATTTAACCAATTACCTTCATATTTTACTTTTGTTTTATTTATTATATATATTCCAAATCCTTCTTTTAAATTATTTACAAATTGCCCTTCATATATATCATTATTTTTATAATAACATTTACCATTTCCATCTAATTTATCATTTTTAAATATACCTTCATATTTTAATTCATATTTTAATGTTTTTAAACTTTTATAATCTTTACATATATATAATATACCTTCTCCTTCTTTCATATTATTTTTAAAATATCCTTCATATAATGTATTATTTTCATATAATTCACCTTTACCTTCTTTTAATCCTTCTTTAAAATCACCTATATAATAATTATTTTCATTATTTAATTTTATATATAATTTTCCTACTCCATCATACTTATTATTTAACCAATTTCCTGAATAAATTGGTATTAATTTACTAAAATTTTTATCAAATAAAGAACCCATTCCTTCTTTTTTATTATCAATATAATAACCTTCATATATAATATTATTATCTATATCATATTCTTTAAAAAATCCATTTTTTAAACCATTTTTCCAATTACCTATACATTTTATTTTATCTTTATTAAAATACATTTTTCCTTTTCCATTAAATTTATTATTTAAAAAATATCCCTTATAATATAAATTATTATTTATAATAATAAAACCTTTTTCTTTAATTGATAAACCTTCAAATATACCTACAAATTTTATATTTAATCCATTTTGAATAAAACTTTTTATACCATTTCCACATTGTAATCCATTTTTCCATTCACCTGTATATTTATAATTTCTAAATATTGCTGTTCCATAACCATGTGGAAGATTATCTTTATTTAATTCACCTGAATATTTATAATAGGATTTAATTTCACTATTTGTTATTGCTTCTAATTTAATAGTTTCTATTTTTATATCTTCTAAATTAATTAATTCCATATTTTATTATTATATAATAACATAATATTTCATTTTTTTATATTAATAAATTTCTCAATTTTATTTTTTTTTAATATTATAAATAATATGAATAGAAGAAGTGCAAGGGATGTAAGTCCTATAAGAAATAGAAGACAACCAAATTTACAAATAACTACAATATTAGAACCAAAAATTCAAAATATAATGAATAATTCTATTACAAATCGTAGTTTTTCAAAATCCAATTCAAAATCTAATTCAAAATCCAGTTCAAATAAAAAAACATATATTAAAAAATCAAGAGATTATAGTCCAGGTAGAAAAAATATAATTCCTATAATACAAGAAAAAAAATGTGGTCAAAAATGTTTAGAACATATATTAGATATATATAATTATTTAAAAAAACCAAAACCAAAACCAGAAAAAGTTAAATGTTTAATTTGTTTAAATAATATTAAATATAATAGTAAAAATATATTTATATGTTCTAAACAACATAATAATATTAAATGTGGTACTAAATTACATAAAAAATGTATAAAAGAAAATTGTAAATCATCTAATGAAAAAATAAATAATATAAAAATATTTTCTTGTCCACAATGTAGACAAAAATATTATTGTAAAAATAATTTTTTAATTGTTAAATAATAATATTATTATCTTTTTACTCTAAATTTTGATATTAATCTACTTGTTAAAACAATATAATCTAATGGTATATTTTCATAAATACTATTAAATTCTTTATCTGCTAAATATAAAGCTCTTGCATATGATATTGCAACACATGAACCTTCATTTGTTTGTTCTGCTTTTCTTTTTATAAAACTTAAATTTGGTATTATTTTTATTAAATTTTTTGTTCCAATATCTGCACTTTGTTTCCATGGATCTATTATATGGATATTTATACCATTTTTAAAAATTATTCTTGCATGTCTATTATAAGCAATTAAACCTATTTTATAATCAGATTTTAAAAATTTATTTAAATCTTCTGATATTATTTTTGTATTTCTAATATTAATATAATATGGATAAATATTTTTAAATTTATCCATTTTACTATTTAAAAATTTTGTTGATAACTCTATAGTTTTTGTTGTAATAGCACATTTACTAAATATTATTTCATTATTTTTATTTATTATTGGATTTGATAATTTATTTCCTGGAATTAATTTAGATAACCATTCTGGTTCATTATAAACTATATCTATTCCTATTATACCATCGGTTTTATTCTCTTCTTTTATTAAACTTTCTGATAATTTATAATTATTATATTTTTTATTAATATTATTAACAATTATAGATAATATTTTTATATTTTTAAAATTTATATCGTTTTTATAATACATATAACCATGTCTAAAATTCCATAATGGTTTTATAAACCCTTTTCCATTAAAATTTTTTGGTAAATAAATTAATGTATTCTCATTTTTTGATAATGCTATATCTGATATTTTTCTTAATAGTAATGTTCCTTTTCCATTTATTCCTATTGTTTTTTCAGTTTTTGATAATTTTATATCTAAAAAATTATTTATATTTTCATCTATTTTAATCAATAATATTTCGGTTATTGGTTTTTTTACTAATTCATTATACATTTCAAACCATTCTTTTTTTAATTCATTAATATTTATTTTTTTTATTAAATTACTTGATATTTCTAATGATTTTTTATCATTTTTCAATTTATTAAGAATTTCTTTACCTATTTTACCCGTTTTTAAAACATATCTTCCTGTTTTTATATTTAAAATTTTATTTGAATCATCCATTTTAACTTATTATTATAAATTTTTATCATTTTTATAAATAATAATTTTATTGATAAATATAAAATATTACAAATGATCTCGAATATATAATTTATAAAACAAATATCATCACACTCTGATCACGAGTTGTATTTTATCAATATAATTATGATCATAATTATAGTTATATTTATCAATTAAATATTACAAATGATCATGATTATATAATTTATCAGAAAAAATATGATCACAGTGTGATCACAAGTAGTATTTTATTAGAACGATATGATCACACTGTGATCACAAGTAGTATTTTATCAGAACGATATGATCGAAAATAAATAGAGGTATAAAATACCATAATTTTAATAATTAGTTTTATGAATATAGTTCAATAAAAATATTAAAAATAAAAATTAAAAATCAAAAATTAAAAAATAAAAATCATAATGAATTTTAAATATTTATTAATTTTTTTGATAAAATTTGAATTTCATTTTTGATAATTTTATTATTATTTATATTATTTATATTTTTAATTAATGACTTAAATAAATCTGTATTTATATTATTTATATGTAATCTATATAAACCATCTTTAACTCTCTTAATATATTTAATTCTTTTTTTTGAGTTAATATATGCAAAACATAAATTTTCTATAATACTAACTGATAATAAATTTTCTAATATTTTTTTGTTTTTATCATTAATTTCGAAAAATATTTTTTTTTGATTCATCATTACAATATGAAAATATGAACCTTGAGTATGATAACTTTCTTCTTGATATAAACTTAAAATAGAAATCATATTAATAATTTTACTTTCATTTACATATTTATCTTTTAATAAATTATTTAATTCATTAGTTTTTGAAATATATTCTGTTAATATTTTTTTATATTTAATAACATTTAATGGTTTTTTAATTTTTTTATAAAATTCAAAAAAAGCAAAAAAATATTGATTAACAACATTTTTTTGACAACTATTAAAATAACATTTACTTATATAGTATGATTCCAGTTTATTAAAATTAGCATTTGTTATTTTTTTAATTGGTAATTCAAAATTTGTTATGTAAAAATTAATATCAAAAAAAATATGTACTAATTTTAATTTAAATTTACCATTTTTATGAAATTTTTTTTCATTCTTAAATATATTTTTTAAATCATTAAGTAGTAATATTAATTTATTAATACTTATATTAAAATGTAATTCACTTTTTATTGTTATATCAATATCTGAAGTTAATTCAGTACTTCCAACATTTTCGCATTCTAAACAGACTTTTTTAATACATAAATTACATCTTTTAATTATAAATTTTTTTAATTTTTCTCTAAAATTATATAAAATCAATCTGTTTTTATAATTATTTTTGATAATTTGTTCTTTCCAATTTTTATTTTTAAATATTTTTATTTTTTTTTTAGTGGTAATCCATATATTTTTTAAATTATCAATCTTAGTTTTAATATTTTTATCTTTTTCAGTTTCAAATAATATATTTTGAATAGTTTTATTATTACTTAATTCCATTTATATATATTTATATTAAATATATAAATAGAATATATATGAGTTTTATATATTGTGATAATCAAACATATAAATAATATTTAGATCATATAATTCCATATTATTAAGTTACGGTTGATATAAGTTTAATTGTTACAAAATCAACAAAAAATATCAAAAATCAAAATTAGAAATTATAAAATGTTTATTTTAGAAATTAAAAATATTATAAAAAATCTCTACATGTTTCTAATAAATTAAGTGTATCGATTTTAACTTGTAATTCTTTATTTTTATTAATTAAATCATATATTTGATTATTTAAAAAATGATTATTACTCTTTAAATTTTCAAATTGTATTTTATTATTATTATTAAGTATTTCAAGATTATTAATTTTATTTTTTAATTCATTATTAAAATTTAATAATCTTAAATTTTCATTTTGTAAAGGATTTTTGTTCAAATTATTAATTTCACGAATTAATGATAGATTTAATTTATTAAGTTCATACAAATTAAATGATATATTATCATTATTTTTTTTTAAATAATTAATTTCATTAATTAATGATAAATTAAAATCGTTATTATCAAAAATTTCATTTTTAAGTTTTTTATTTTCAAATAATAATATATTATTATATTCATTTAAATTTTCATATTTTAATTCAATTTCTTTTTTAATATTATTAAGTTCACTATATTTAACATTACTTTGATCATATTTAGATTTAATATCTTTATATTGAATATGATCAAATTCAATATTTATATTTTGTTTTTCAGTATTTAAAATTATCTTTTTTATAAATCCAAAATTATGTATTTTATTACATTTTTTTTTACATTGAATACCATAAATACAATACTCATATTCTATAGTTGATAAACATTTAACACATTTGTCAAATTCATGATTAAATTTACAATTTGGATGTAAACATTCATAACCATTAATATAATACCAACAAGGTGTAATATTCATTAATGATTTAGACATTAATTAAATAACAAATATAATATCATTTTTTATTATAAAAATGATAAATTAAGTAAATTTATATTATGACAAATTGGATAATTAGAATAGGTGATGGAAAACACTTTTTTAATAGTAAAGAAAATGTATGGGGATTTAATTCAAGAAATAAAGAATTTATTAAAAATGTTAAAGAAAATGATAAATTATTTTTTGTTTGTAGAAATACTAAATGTTCTATTTGCGCATTTGCTATTTTTAAATCATTAAGATATAGATCAGATAAAACTCCTACAAATTATTATTATAATTGGATATATCATAATCCAGATGATAATGGTAGATGGAACAATAGTAAATGGGATATTGAAATGAATTATATAAATTACTATGATTTAAGAAATATAACAAATATAAATCTTAAAACAAATATAAATACAAAAAATCCAAATGGTATAATGCCAAGATCTATTATTGATAATATTAATTTTGATTTTGAAAATATAATAACATATATTCAAAATAATAATATATATGATTTTATAGAAAAAATGAATATTTATAATATATAAATATAAATAAATAAATATGCCTCCAAAAAAAAATAAAGATGAAATTATAAAAAGTTTATTAAAACACTTTAATAAAAAAGATAAAAAATATTTTATTGAAAAAATTTTAACAATATTAGATTATGAAAAAATTTTAAAATGTTTAACAGTTACATCATTAAATTCAATTATTGAAAATATAGGTGATTTAAAAAATTCATCTGGATCAGATGATGGATCACCAGGTCGAGCAGCACGAGGTCCTTCAAATCCAACAACAAATATATCTCAAAATCCAAGAGGACAACCGAATCCAACAACAAATAATGTTGATTTTTTGCCATTTACAACAACAAGAAAAGAGAAAGATCTTAATCATGAAATTATAAGAATTAAAAGTTATAGAACTAATGCTAAAAAACAACAAGCAATAATGCAATTAGCACAATTATTTCAAAATGAAATAATTAAATTAAGATCTAATAATTATGATTATATTCTTGAAATACAAATAATTAATTATTTATCATTGAGAGATGATACATTATTATATATTGGTAAAGTTCTTAATGATCCACCAAGAACTAATATTCCTACATTAAAAGATAAAAATGTAGTTGTTAAAGTTCAACCAAGAACACCAACAGGTATTAAATCAACTATAGCTTTTCAAATAACAACAGAACAATCAATAATGTTAATTTTAGAAAAAGAATGTAAAGATATTTTAATACCCAAATCTTATGGATATGGAATGCTTGATCCACTATTACCAGGAGATTTAGAAAGATATGTATTAGTGTCTGAATTATTAGGTAGAGATTTATCAAAAAGTTTAAAACAAACAAGTATTGATAATATAAAAAATAAAGTTATAGCAGCGTTAAAATCGCTTCAAAAAATGCATAAATGTAATTATATTCATTTAGATATAAAACATGAAAATATTGTATTTTCTGATGATACCGAACAACAAGTTAAAATAATTGATTTTGGATTAGCGGAAAATATATATAATAGACATAAAGAAAGAAATTTAACACCAAGAAAACCAGGAGAAGGATCACCTATATATATGTCTACAATGCAACATAATGTTTCAATTAAAGATTTTATGGATGATATTCAAGCATTTGCATGGATGCTTTTAGATTTATTAGGTGATAAACCAATAATTGAAGGTATGCCATGGTATGGATTAGATCTTAAAAAAATATATAGTGCTAAAAAATATTTTATTGAAAATTATAAAAAAGATAATGATCCATTTATTAATAGTATAATTAATGGAACATTAAACAAAAATAATATTAATGTTATAGGTGAAATAGCAGAATATACAATTAATAGAGCTGATAAAAGAAATAAATATAACACTGATTTAAAAATTTCAGATGAATTATATTTTACAGAATATAATGAACAATATTATAAAGATATAGAAATTTTAATTAATAAAATTAATTAAGTTCCTTCCAAAAGAAGAGAAGAAAGTAATATATAATCAATTAATTTATATTTATTATTATTTTTTGGAAAAAATATAATATTTTTTTTTGATTTTAATTTATCATTAGAAGTTTTATCATCCCATTTAATATAATATAAATATTTAGAATATTTTCTAATAATAGTAGCTTTATAATAATAACCGTCTTTATATTTTGCCAAAATTTTCATTTTAAATATATATTTATATTTAATATCATTTTTTTAAAATATTAATACTTCAGACATAATATTATATGGATCATTTATCCAATATAAATTAAATATTATTTGTTTAAGTTTTTCTAAAATATAAAGAATAATTGACATTTTATTATATAATATTATAATTATTTAATGATAAATATATATATGATATTATACCAATAATAAAATATATTAATAATTGTTTATTTATATTTTTAATTGTTTTTATAATTGTATTAATAATACCAAATAAAGATATCCATAGTAAAATAACGAAAAAAATATATATAAAATTCATTTTATTATATAATAATATAATATTTTATTATAAAATCTAAAATTAGAATAATGAAACGTGCAATAACAGATATGACATTAAATTATCCAAAACTTTATAATTTATATTATTCTAAAAATAATAATATATTTAAAAATTTTGAAATAATATTTATAAATAAAAATAAAATTGAATATGACGCATCAATATTTTTTAAAAATAATAATAAAATAATTGAATTATGGATAAAAAATAAAAAAGGTTACTATAATTTTGAAGAATTATTAGTTGATCAATTTTGTTGGTCTTGTATAAAAAGTAATAATATTGATTATCCGATTGTATTATTTTGGAAAAAACCAATTGTAATTGGTGAAAATTCAATAGGTTTTATATTTAAATCATTGTTAGATCTTAATAAATTTATGAAAAATTTATAAAAAATAATAAAAAAGTAATAAAAAAATCTAAAAAATGATACATTATTAAAATAAATTTTATAAATATAAATGTCAATTAACAAAGTTTTGTATAAAGATACTTATAGATGGATGGCTTCATTATCAAAATTAGATATATCAACAATGGTATTAAATATTAAATTTGATAATTTAAAAACAACTGATGTAAAAATAAATAGTCTTATTAATTGGTTTAAACCAAATAATGGTATTACATTAAATGATGTTAATAATATTAGAATTTGGATTAAAAAACAAATTACTTTTAAAAAAACACAAAAAAATATAATATCATTAAATGATATTTTTAGTAAAGATAAATGTTGTTCTTTATTGTATTGTTCAAAAGATTATTTTGATAAATGGTTAAATGCTAAAACTTTTAATTCAATTAATTATTATTATCAATATGATAACAAAAAAATAAATATAATTAATTCAACAACAAAACTATGTAATACTATAAAAAATATATTTGATGATAAAGCAATTAATTTACTTAAAGAAATAATAATCAATTAAAAGAAATATATTTTTTTTTCCAAAGTTTCCATTGCATAATATCTTCATATAATTCAATAATTGTATCTATTTCTGGTAAAATTTCTTTATTTTTATATTGTTGAATAATTTTACTATTATGATCATTATTAAGAATTTTTAATTTAAATTTAAATCCATAACCAAAAACTGGTATTTTTATTGCTTTAACTTCAAACCAACATGTATAACACCAATTATATTGACGATAATTATAAATAATTTTTTTATTTTGAGACATTTTTATTAAAAATTATAAAATGTATCATTTTTTATTTTTCCAATTATTAACTGCTTCTTTAAACCGTAATTTATAATCTTTATCTGGATTTATTTTTTTTAATCTTTTTAATTCCTTACTTAAAAAAATATTATATTTTGTTTTTTTTTTACCTCCTGTTATAAATTCTTTATCAGGTTTCAAACTTTCTCTTTTAGCATTTGGATTTAATATAATATGTTGAAATATTTTATAATAAGGATAATTATCTTGTATACTTAAATCTTTACATAATAAAATCATTATTACAATATAATAATTGTCCTGTAATAATGCATCTACATTAATTTTATCTAATAACTTACAGTCAATTATTTTATTAAATAAAGTCTCATCAATTTTTAAATCTTTAATAAGTATTTTCTTTATTAACATTAGTTCCAATATGTTTTCATAGTAGCCGTTGGTTCTAGCGTCAATTTGTTCATCATAATCCCAAGTAGATTTATAATTTCCATTAAATAATAAATTCTCTAATTCTTGAAAATCCTTCATTTTTTTTTCTTTATCATGATTATATTTAGTGTTAATTAGTATCATAGCTATTACAAGTAATTGATTATCTTTAAATATATTATTATATACATCAAGAGGTAATACTGTTTTGATTTTTTCAATAGTTTTATCCGAAATTTTTATTGTTTCGTCCTCTTTAATTTCTAGTATAAAACCTAATTTATCAATTCTTGATTTAGCAATTCTTATATCTATTCTTTTTTTTTCACTCATATTTATTAATAATAAATATTTTAAATTTTATCAGTTATAGTTTTATTATTATTTGGTTAGTATTATATTTCAATTAGTAAAAGATTTATATATAAAATAATATAAAGTATAATATAAATGAACCCTACAAATTTAGATGACACACTTATAAACATATCTTATAGATTTTTAGTTAAAGAAAAAGATTTAGATAAAGCTACGGTAGATTTAATTTCATATATAAAACAACATAAAAATAAAGAACAATTTGTAAAAGCAATATTAGAAATTTTACAAAAATCTCAAGATGAATTTAAAATATTAATATATAAACAACTATATATAAGAATATATGAGAAGGTTATCAAAGTAAGACCTAATTTTAAAGAAGAGTTAGATTTATTAATAATAAGTAATATATCAAGTTATACAGCTAAAAAATTATTAAATAATTTTGAAAGTATTTATATAATAAAAAATTTTATAAAAAACTATATGCCTTTTCACTATGGTATTGAAATGTATTTTATAATTAATTTTTTAGTTAAAGGATTAAGAAATAATAATTTCTTAACTGCTTTAAAAGAAATAAAATCTAAAAATTCATTAAACCCAATTATACTTTTAAGAATGGGAAAATGTTGTTTAGCTATTAAATTAATATATGCAAAATACCAATTTTCAGATGAAATTGCAAATAAACAACATTCAAAAGAAATTGCATTTAAACAAGTACTAAAATTATTTAAATCATTAAAATTATCAGTTGATGAATTATCATTATCAGATGATGTAATAAAACAAATAAAAAACGAAGTTAGATTACATGGAACAGATAAAAAATTACTAATAAAAATTAATAAATTATTAGATATACTTACGTCTGATAATGATGTAGTTATATCACCACAATCTACTTCAAGTTCTCTTTATAAATTAGATAGTATTGATTTTCTAAATTATCACAATAATAAATTAGAATATGCATTTAAATATACAGAAATGGAAAACGCATTAATGTATATTGGAAATATAGTTCATTGTGATGATAATACTAAAAAATTTAGTATTAACGAATTTGATATATATAAAAACAGTTCAAATGAAACTTTTATAAGAAAATTTAAAGATAATAAATGTTATAGTTTTACATCAGAAAATTTTCAAGAAAATTTAGATTTTAATTAATTTTTGATATTCATTTTGTTTTTAATAAATACTTTGTGTGCTTTTAGGGTTATTTTAAGTTCATTTTGAACAACTTATATAAGATCTTTAGAATATTTGTTTTTATTTTTATTATTAATATATAGATATAATTTAATGATAAAATAATAAATATAATTAATTAAAAGAAATATATTTTTCATGAAGTTTAAATATTTTATTAATATAAGTTTTTTTAGGATTTAATTTATATAATTTTTCTAAATCTTTAATTTGTTCTTTAATTTTATTTATTTTTTCTGTTATTTTAATTTTTTGTATTTTATCTTTAAGTTTTTGAATTTTTTCTATATTTTTAGGTGATTTAGTTTTAATTAAAATTTTAATTTGTTCTTTAATTTTATTTATTTTATTTTTAAAACCACCTTTAGAAATATCTTCATCAGAATATTGTTCAGTTTGTTCTTTTTCATATTTATCCCATGTTTCTTTTTCTTCTTTTTTAATTTTTTTACGTTCAGTTGTCCATTCAATATCCCATTTATTAATTACTTTTTTCCATTCTTCTTTGTTCATTAAAATTTGTGATGGTTTATATAGATGTAAATTAATAATTTTATTTAACATGATTGTATATTCTTTTACATATTGATCATTTAAAGTAATTTTTAAAGTCATCCATTTTAGCTCTTCATATAAATCAGTTTTGGTTTCTTTATTAGGATAAGCATAATATATATCAGAACCATATTCTTTTTTAAAGTCTATTTTTTCATTTAATTGTCTTGCTAAATATTCTAAATTAAGATAATTTTTTATACTATCTTCATCTATATCTTCTATTTTTGTTCTAATATCCCAATATAATTGTTTGGCTTGTTCGTAAGAAAAATCAATTGGTTTTGAACTGTTTAATTCTTCAATATTAAATATATTTCTTTTTGATTTAAGATCATTCACATAAATTTGGTGATATGTATCTGGACCTTTTTCAGGAAAAAGCATTGTTTTTACATTTTTATCGTCAATATTATGAGGTTGAAAATAACCAATAACCATAATAATATCATGATATATTTTAAATTGTAAATCAGAATGTATTAAATATTTATATTTATAATATTTATATCTTTCTTTTGTAGGTTTTTTCTTTAAAAAAATTTTAAATTCTTTAGAAGTTGTTGGTATAACTGTATTTTCTGGTAAACTTCTTGATGAAGTTCCAATCATTAGTTTATATTTTGATTTATTAGCATTACCTGGTATTAAAATATCATATAATGTGGGCATACTTTATATTTTATTTATATTTTATTTATATTTAAATTTTTAAAGAGGAATATTTATAAAAATATTCTATAGAACAACCAAGATATTTAATAGATTTATTTTTTTTTTTTATTTTGCAATATTTAATAATTATATTTTTATAAACTAAATGGTATATACAAATTTATCTACTTCATTAAGTTCATCAAGTTCATCAAGTTCATCAAGTTCATCAAATTCATCAAGTTCATCAAGTTCATCAAGTTTATCTACTTCATTAAGTTCATCAAATTCATCAAGTTCATTAAGTTTATCAACTTCATCAAGTTCATCAAGTTCATCAAGTTCATCAAGAACTATATTAGATTTTATAAGAGAATTAAAAAAATATAAAACAGCAACAGAAGCTATTGAAAATATATTTAAAACTGAAAAAATTAAATATATTGATTCTGAAAAAAAAGAACATGAATATAATTCAGTATCCAAACAAGGATTTATATATGAATTATTATGGGATTTATGTATAAAATTAAATATTTTTATTAAAACGAAGCAAGATGATATTCATATACATCATACACTTAATAATTTTAATAATCAACAATCCTGTAAATTTGAAACTATAACAAAAATATTTGATAATTATTTAAAAAATCCATTTATAAGTGGTAATTCAGGTGGATATTCAGATATTACTTTTAAAATTGAAGATATATTATATTTAGCATCTTCTAAATATTATAATACAGAAAAAGCTATAGCAGATTATGATATTCAAAAATTATGTCCATTAATAGAGAGAGAAAATAAAGATTATAAGGAAATAAAAGCTTTATTATTCGTCAAAAACAAGCAAGATTTTATAAAAAAATGTAAAAATGCAAATAAATCAAGTGATATTTTAATTAAATATATATCACCAAATGGTAATTACGAAAATGTATATGATCTTAATGATCTTGAAAAAAATTATACAGTTTTATATAATATATTAACAGATTTCAATTTTCTTAAAGATGATTATCAACCATTTAAAGAACAATATTTAAAATCTTTAAAATCTAAGTTTATCCCACGATTTCATCAAGAATTATTTATTGAAAAAATAACAAGTTTGGTTAA